TGACGGGAGTTCCAAATCCGACTTAAAGCAAAGCGACGTGGCATGTGATGTGACTATACGAGTACTGAAACGACGCTACAGTAGCATTATTGCTAACGCGTGAAGGATTGAAGCCTCTCGGCAAATCATCACCTTATATAGCCAACACCAGTTCTGCGGTTGAGGAAGGGAGATAGAATAATGAGTGAAACTGTAGGCTATAAAGGAAAACTTAAACTTTGTAAAAAATATAAAGACGCTAACGAGCTTCAATCTAATTTGCAAGATTTCTGGCAAAGCATACCTAGAGAAAAACGTAATAAATTCTATCAAGACGTAGAAGAGATTGACGACTATGAACTAGAAGACAACGGTTATGTCGTTATCAACGGAAATTGTATTTATAAAATTGAATTAGATAAAGATTTCGACGCATATGACGACTTTGTTGAAGTCAATCAGATTCAAGATGGTGTTTATGAATTTATAACGCAATTCTATAATGGCGGTACCTGCTTGCAGGAAATGCTTCAAGAGGGTTTTGATGAAATAAGAAATAGTCTAAAGACGAAATGATGAATGTCAACTAAATCACTGATTTTGTGGACATGGGAAAGGGAATGTCAATAAAACATTTTTGGAGGAAGTATGATAAAAGTTGAACGAGGAGACCTCATAAATTACATTAAAAACAATATCGACACGTGCTTAAATTCTATCGATGTTGAACTTAACCTGGATACCAGGCATGAGTCACTGGGTAGTACTATTCTAGTGTTTCCACAGATAGAAGCCACTATAAAGATAGATTATTCCCTTTTTCTTGAGTATCAACATAGAAAAAAATAACAGGGAGCTAGGTGTATGAGCTCAGGTAAAAATATGGATAACAAGATTTATATAGAAAGACTGTTAAATGATGTTCTTGGTAAGCTAAGTTTTCATGGTGAAACTTATGCAGACAAGGAAGTGCTTGAAAGGCTAGATGTATATCAATTTGCCCTCAACCACATTTATCAGCAATTGGAAGGTCTGTTGGGCTCTACCTTTAATAGAAAAGAGTTCAGTGCTATTAGCTTGTTCAACAAAACACACAGCATCCTGAAGGAACATAATGAGAACGTATCGTTAGAACTAAAAGCTATCGATTGCGAAATGGGTATTTTAGGGCTCGACTATATCGAGGAATATCTACTAGACCATATGGGCAGTGATTTCGCTGTATCTTGTGGCATTAAGGTTTTTGGAGGCTTTGAGTACTGGGCTAGATTTGAAGAACCAGACGACGAAAACGATGACTATAAACATTTCGTCCAAGCTAAAGGTCAAAGTCTGGAAGAGGTTGTTAGAAAAATAGCAACATACATAGATAGTGGTAAAACCTATAACGATGGGAGGTATATTGAATGAAATCTATAACGTTGGCAGAGCTCGATTATATTTCTGATATGGATCTGGTGCCGGGTGTTCCGAAAATCCTGACTGAGCCTGAACCAATAAAGGAGTAAAAATGAGAAAAAAAGGGGTGATAGTAGGTCAGGCTGATATTTTTGGTACTATTCACAACCTAGATAAGTTGGTACATCCGCCTAGTGTTATTGAATCTGAGGGACTGCGGGTTATTTACTTTGCAATATCTGAGGACGACATGGCTGTACCGGGTTATTTTAAGGAAGTAAAAGAGCAGGCTAGACGATTGTTACCAGAGACTAAATCACGAGGTAAACCGCCCTGGATGAGGGCTGAATGGCAGGCTAAACGGAGAAAGGAGAGGAATGCAGCAGGATAGAGCGCTTGAAATAATGCTTCGAGGTGATAATGTTATGCTGACCGGTCCTGCTGGTGCTGGTAAGTCCTATCTCCTGAATAAGTTTATCCGCAAGGCACGGAGGCAAAAGAAAAAGGTGGTGGTGACAGCAACCACAGGACTTGCAGCGGCTCATCTGAGCGGCCAGACAATCCATAGCTGGAGTGGCATCGGGTTGGGATCTAAACTACATGAAGACTACATTTACATGATGTCTGAGACGAGAAAAAAGGCAATACGTAAGACAGATGTTTTGATTATTGACGAGGTGTCGATGATGCATGATTATAACCTTGATATGGTCAATCAGGCTATGCAGATTATACGAGAGAATAATGAGCCGATGGGCGGTATTCAAACTATCCTGTGTGGCGACTTTTTCCAGCTTCCACCCGTGTCAACCAACGGTAGCGGTCGGTTTATCACTGAATCAACAACATGGCACGATCTGGGATTGTCTGTTTGCTATCTGGAGGAACAACACAGGGCAGAGGATCTGCGCCTGCAGGACATATTAAACGCTATGAGGGCCGGAGATATGCGACAGAGGCATTTGGACTGGTTGCTGTCTAGGATGCGTCAGAAAGCCCCTAGTGACGTTACAAGGCTATATACAACTAATGCTGACGTTGATGAGTTAAACCGGCGAGAATTAGCAGGAATGTCTGGTGATAGTCATTTCTACATGCGGACCAGTCGTGGTCGATGGGAAGCAATTCTCAGCTTACAACGCAATGTACTTGCCCCTGAGCTGCTTGAGCTAAAGCTTGGCGCTATGGTTATGGCAGTAAAAAACGACCCAGAGGGTCGCTATCATAATGGGAGTATAGGTTCGGTTATAGACTTCACGAGTGACGGGTTCCCTATAGTGAATTTTGGTCATCCTGTTATAGTTTATCCTGATGAGTGGGAGTTGCGATCGGGCGACAGAATAACAGCCGCCATCACACAGATACCACTACGTCTAGCTTACGCAATCACCGTACATAAGAGTCAAGGCATGACGCTTGACGCGGCCGAGATAGATCTGAGAAAAGCGTTTGTTGAGGGTATGGGCTATGTGGCCTTGAGCCGGGTTAAAAACCTTGATAATCTGTATCTCATAGGGATAAACCAGAGGGCATTAAAGGTATCAAAAAAAGCTCAGCAAATTGATGCGGAGCTTCGTAATAGATCAAAACTTTTGACATAAAAAAGAACCCCCGAGGGATTTTAGGGGTTCATAAAACCTAATGGTTTTTGAGAAGAAAGGAGTTGTAGAGAAAACTCTACACTAACAAATATATCATACATTTGGTGTTTTGTCAAGAGGTTAATTTGATGATTTGTAAATTCTACAACACATTTTTGGTTAAAGGTATTGACTTTTAATAAGATCTGTGCTAAGATGGAATAAGAAAGGTAGCAATGGGTGCAATAATATTACTAATAATTGTAGGCATCATATACGCAATAACGTTTAAAATGACAAAGGAGTTGTAATGAGTGAACCAAAAACGCTTACATACCATAGCAAGCTGGTTGGTGTTACATTCGAGGGGCGACAAGATGTAATCAAATCTCTTCGCGGTAAAGAGCCGCTGCGAGTTCGCCGAGAGAAGGACAACAAATACGACCCACGAGCGGTTGCTGTTGATGTCTACAAAGATGACGAGTGGATTCCTATTGGCTACATCGCTAAGGATAAAAATAAAGACATTAGCGAGACCCTGGACGCCGGCAACACAGTGTATATTTCGATCGGCGATATCACAGGCGGTGGGGATAGGTCATACGGAGTGAACATTTCGCTTGAGTATAAGTTAACAGAGGAAGAGGCTCCAGAAGCTCGTGAGAGCGTCCCTAGCAAGGCTGAAACCCTCAAGGTGCTTAATTACCTCACTAAGGCTATTGAGGGGGTTCAGAGCGGCTCTAAACACGCCACAGAGGCATATACGTCGCCATTGACTGGTGAAACTATTGAGCTTGAAGTTGTGAATGGTCATAAAGAGCTCAAGGGCTTTATGAGCGGAAGCAAATTCCCTGAGCAATTTTACCAGCCATTTGATCGTGAGGGCATCCTCGCTGCTATGGCCGAAAAATACAATGTTGATGCTGATGCTATTGAGGCGATGTGGAATCTAAACAATGAAGCTTCTACTGGCTATGGCACAGCAATTCATGCAGCTCTTGAGAACTATGACCGAAACTTTAAACTTGGTGACAAGACAAAGTTTGTTAAAGAGTTTAAAACAAAACCGACAGAGTATGGTCCTAACCGAGCGTTGAGTAAGAATCCATTCATCAAAAAGATTGTTGAGGATTTCCAGGATAAGTTCGGCGGAGACTACGAGAGGTTGTCTGAAGTATTTATTTGGGATGCTGGGTTAAAGTTGTGTGGGTCTATTGACCGTCTAAAGATTGTTGACCGCAAGAAAAAGATTGTCCGTATTCAGGACTTTAAAACTGATGGTAATATTCATGAAAAGAAATACCAACTGGCCGACAGTCCGTTTAAGGATAAAATCGGCAATGAGTTGCTTGATTATCACTGGTTGCAATTAAGTTTCTATGCATTCTTACTCGAGATTAAGGGCTATACCGTGGAGGGGCTAGATATTTACTGGCTCAACCCCGAGAAACTCTGTCGTGGTGAGAACGCCTGGGAAGAGTTTAGTAGCAAGCCAATTGACATTCGGGAGGTGATCATCAATGGATAACATTGAATATGAAGACCCAGAAAAAGTAATAGCAATATTGAAAGGAGAAGAAGGTGCGACTGATAAGTAAATTTAAAAAGCAAACCGAGGAAAGCTTCAAGGGTGTAGCCAGCGATATTATGCAGCTTGCTGTAATGCAAGATGAGATTATCGAGAGGTATAACGGCCTAGCTGATGACCACGCACGTCTGAAGCGACACATCTCAAACAACGGGCTGTGGGGTGTAGTTAAGAAACTACGTGCCGAGTTCGAAGAGCTACGTGGCCACACATCTGTGATGATTACAGAGCATGACCGACAGCTCCGTGAGCTTGGAACTAACGGTGTTGCAACGGCAATCAACCGACTGAACGAAGAAGTGTTCGGTAAAAGCAAGAAGACCGGCAGCGGACTTGAGCGAGCGATTCTGTCTATGAACGGTATCTCACCACGTGAGGAAGCAACCCTTGCAGCCAAGGTAGATGCTATCATTGAGCACCTTGGTATCGAAGTTAATGTCGAACCTGAAAAGGTTGTTAAGACACCAGCTAAGATTGTTGCTAAGAAAGTTAAGAAAACTACTAAGAAAGGGAGTAAATAATGCCACAAGTTTGGAAAGTATCAAAAGCATTTCAATCAACTAATCGTGAGACGGGCGAGCCTGATGTTGTCAAGACCAAGGGCGGAGACATGCATAAATTTATGGTGCAGGTCGAGAACCAGCCAGTTGATGGTTGGTTGCAGCTTCTAAAGAAGATTGGCAATAAAGTTGAAAAGGGCGATGAACTCTATGGCGATATCGTAGAAAACAACTACGGCAAGCCACAATATGTTCGTGCAGACCGACCACAGGAAATGCGAACCAGCAGTCAAGCAAAAGCACAGCCATCAGGAGAACTAGAGGCTAAGGTTGATTACCTTATTTCTCTAGTTGAGAACTTTCTCGACGCTCAGGGTGGCAAAAAACCAGCAGGAGCTACTAACAGCTCTAAGGCTGGTGACGATGCCCCAGCAGACTTGACTAGCCTTGACTTTTAGGAGGTCGGTGATATGGAAGAGCTGCTACAAAAAATACAATACATCAATGAAAAGTTCTCAGATGCAGAATGGCTGAAGTCTCAAAACGGAAACGTTCTGAGCTACACAGCAATGAAGCTCGCGGCAATGAAAGGCTATCTTATTGATGTTAAGGCAAATGCGCAGATGGACATGCTCAAGGCAGAGACCAATATGGAGACTGAAAAGGGCAAAGCATATCTGAAGATGAAAGAGGAGCATGGTGCCACGGCAGCTATTGATGCAAAGAATACCGTGGAAGAATATATAGCTGCTAAGAATGAGTATGCAGAAAAGCGGGTGAACTATGAGAGGTTGAAGGGTGTTGTTGCAGACACCCACGACCTCATTGAGGCGATCCGCAGTCGGGTTATTGACCTACAGGGTGCTCGTAAAGATGAGGGAATCCGTTAGTGGGGTTTCAGGATATGGTGGAGGTTGTTCATAAGGCAGCCTCCTCCAAGGGCGGAAAGATCAGAGGCAGGAAAGGATTAGCGGCCATGTCGCCTGAAAAGCGACGTGAGATACAGTCTAAAGGGGGTAAAGCCAGACATGGAGATAACGATAGAAAAGCGACCAAGCAGGCGCAAGGTAGTGGACGTAGAGGTCCATCAGTCCTGGAAACAATACTTGGAGGTATAGATGGAGATAACGATATTCGGGCAAACACCGAGTCAAAAAAACAATAAACAAATTATCCCATCGAAGCCTCCGCGATTGGTGGACAACGCTATTGTTAAGAAATGGCGAAAAGAGACCTCTGAGTATTTAAGTGACACCTACAAGGACAACCTTAGGGGAAAACAAGTGGTCGCAATCTATACCTTTTATTTGAAAGATCGTGTCAGGAGGGACATTGATAACATGATTAGCTCGTGTAATGACGCTCTTGTTGAATCTGGTATATTATCAGATGACAATTGGAAAGTGTTGCGTATAGGTGGAGCAGAGGCGACCGTAGATAAAGATAACCCTCGGGCTGAGATCGTATTAGTTGAGGATGAATGGGATGTTTGATTATGAAAGATACAAAACAAGCGAGGGAGCATGGCTCGCGTTCAGGAAAAGGTGGCTCAGAGACAACCCGCCACTGGATAATGGCTATTACATGTGCGGGATTTGTGGTGATTGGGTTAGAGCGAGTGAAGTCACACTTGACCACATTGAGCCTAGAACGGCAGAGAACATCTATTCGGCTAGTAATATTCAACCAGCCCATGGATCTTGCAATTATCACAAAGGATCGCGAAGGATTCGGCCAAAAGTAGACAAAGATACTTACAAGTTCTTAAGCTTTTTAAGCGATATATAGGAGTGTTATGAAAAAGAAATTACCGTTCGTTAAATGGTTTATCAAGAAAAACAACGTTGAACATCAGAATAGGATCCGCATTGCTAAGGCGACAAACAGGGGTGATAAGGCATTCCTTGGCAAGAATGTAAATTCTACAACATAAAATTCAGAAAAAACTATTGACTTTTTGAACAAGGTGTGCTAGTATTAAATAGTAGGGGGAAATATTATGAGCAAAATCAAATCACTGGTTCCACAATCGGTTAATGAATTTGACGAAATTGACTTCGGAGAACAAGCTAGGGCCTAGCGAGGCCAGATGGATATAAAGGCTTGGGAAGTCTATCCCACTTTATATTAGTTAACGAAAGGCACATTATTAGTACCAAATTAAATTGGCTACGCAGCCGCTCACTATACATCGTGGTTGCTATCCTAATCACACTGAACATCATTATGCTTACAAAGCATACAGAGACTACTAACACATTATCTAGTGTACAGGCTCAGGTGGTTGAAGAAAAACAGGCCCGTCAGACCGTTTATAAGCGTCTGACAGAGCTTAAAACTGAAAAGATAGCTACTGATACATCTCTACGGGAAGAACGCCTGAAAACGGCCGAGAAAGAAAAAGAGATAGAATCTTTAAAAGAGAACTTGCAAGCTAAGAAAGAGCGAGAGGCTGAACAAGCCAGACTAGCTTCAGCACAGAGGGCACCGGTGCAAGAAACAGTGGCGCAGAATAAGCCAGCACCTGCCGTACAAATAACTGGAGACAAACACTCTTGGCTTGCAGCAAGCGGAATACCGGAAGCTCATTGGGGATACGTAGATGCTATTGTAACCCGTGAGTCAAGTTGGAATCCAAACGCAGTAAATGCCTCCTCTGGAGCATGTGGACTAGGCCAACAGCTGCCTTGTGGCAAATGGGCTGGGCAGTGGAATAATCCCATACACGCCCTTCGTGCCATGAACCAATATGTATTGGCTAGATACGGAAGCTGGCAAAACGCCGTTGGGTTTTGGAATAAAAATCATTGGTATTAGTGTAGTAATATGAAGAAATGCAATAGGTGTAAGAAAGAGTTAGATACTTCTTCGTTCTGGAGGAACATGCGCTCCATAGACGGTCTTAACAACTGGTGCAAGTCGTGCTGGTATGAGAACGACAAGAAGAAAAAAGGAACTCCCAAGTACCGAGAGCAAAAACATCGCTCTGAGATAAAATATATGTACGGCATCAGCTATGAACAGTATGGGGACATGCTGTCAAAGCAGAATGGTGTATGTGCTATATGCCAGACTACTTCTGACACTAACCTATGCGTAGACCACGACCACTCCTGCTGTGTTGGCAAGAAGTCGTGCGGTAATTGTGTCAGGGGCTTACTTTGCCATAATTGCAATCGTGCTCTAGGGTTATTGGGGGACAGAATTGACTTACTGCATTCCGCTATACAATACCTTAAATCCAACATGGAATGATCCAGTAGCAGCTCTAAGGGCGATGAACAGTTATGTGGTTGGACGCTATGGCGGATGGCCACAGGCTGTTGCATTCTGGAACTCTAACGGCTGGTATTGACAACATGGGGACTCCTATCGCATAGACGTGGAGATAAAGGCTAGCGAACAACCCTTTGTGGTGTCCCGCTGCAGCCCAGTGTGAGGGGCTAATCTCACACCTTTATTTATTACCTCGTACCTGTAGCAAACTAGCAAGCAGGTGCTGTACAGCGAGGTCGGCCCGTCGGGGCTTAGGGCGGATGGTAGGTGTGGTCATCTTATCGGTCTCATAAGCCGATCAATCAAGTTCGATTCTTGGGTCCGCAACCAAATGAAAATTCGGGACGGACAAGGCTTTGGCCAGGTATTCCAGCGTAAGGGTAGTGAAAACCCTCTTGAGATGGTGAAACCTGGATGGGTAGCGAGTGGTCCCCCCTCCTTTCTGGGGCATAAACGGTCAGACCGGGTGTTAAATCCTGCATCAAGCAGCGCCCGGCACGAGGGTTCGATTCCCTCATGCTCCACCAAATAAGGCTGCATGGTATAGTGGTTATTACATGCCCCTGTCACGGGTAAGACACGAGTTCAATTCTCGTTGCGGTCGCCAAAATAAGCACATAATAGTATTGCACCGACTAAACAGGCGCAGCACAGCCTGGACTCTCTGACCAAGAGTAGGGAAATAGACGAACAAGGGTTGGGAGCCCCAAGCGAGTAGAAAATGTCGATTATTGGTCACGACTATACTCGTAAAACATTGTGTGCTTAGAGATTTATGTGTGGGATAAATTGGCGCAGCGACCCCGAAAACTGTCTGCGCCTCCATAACAGGGTAAGGTGTTACGGTAGCACATGTGGTCTGGAGCCATGAAGCCCAGGTTCAACTCCTGGTACCCTGACCATAATCGTAGGTAGACCAGTGGTAGAGTCGCCAGGCTTCAAATGGGATACCATTGTTCTTACACACATAGCATCGACTGTACGGCTGTGACAGCTGAAGTAAGCCACCGACCCTATCGGAGAAGTCGGTCCCCTGCAAGAAAGCAAAACTGCCAATATGTAACATGGATTGTCACATTGGCGAGTCGATACTAGGTGTTTGTGAATAATATTAAGGAAGTTAAGGAAATGGACGAAAGAGAACTTGAACTATATGAGATGTCTCAGGAAGAGATGGAAAGGATAGCGAATGGAGATGACCCCCAAGACGTTGATTTACGATTTAGAGGTTAGCCCAACATTAGGCTGGACATATGGTCTCTACAAAACAAATGTTATTAAGGTAGAGCAAAACCCTAGTATTATGAGTATTAGCTGGCGGTGGTACGGCGAAGATGTTACACACCACGAAAGCCTAGCTACCATTCCTCGAAAGGGACGAACTAGTGCAAATCTTGCTCTTGTTAAGCTTATACATGGACTGTTTGATGAAGCTGATATTGTTGTTGCACATAACGCTAATAGGTTTGACAACAAGGTTGCAACCGCAAGCTTTCTGAGGTACAATCTAGCACCGCCATCACCATATAAGACGGTTGATACTCTGGCTGTGGCACGAAGTGTTGCGCGGTTTAATAGTAATAGCCTTGATAGCCTCGGTAAGTTATTTGAAGTTGGTTCTAAGACTGAGGTCACCCATGGAGATTTATGGTATAGATGCTTGACGGGAGATAAAAAGGCCTGGGACCAGTTAAGAGAATATAATAATCAAGATGTTGATCTGCTATATTTAATCTATGAACGCCTAAGGCCGTACATTAAGAACCACCCTAACATCGGTGACCTAGCACAAATCGACGGGGTTTGCCCGAAGTGTGGAAGTAACAATCTTGAGCGACGTGGTTTCAATATGAGACGCAATGGTAAGGTTCAGCGCTTTCAGTGTAAGTCGTGTGGCGGATGGACAAATGAAGCTAAGCTTAATAAAAAAGGCAGACTAGTTAACGCATAATAATATAGAAAGGAGTGCAGCGATGAGTGAATACGCATCGGGTATCAATAATTGGCCGGACAATCAGCCGGCATTACCAGACATGGAGCTGGTTAATATTATTAGGAATATGCCCCCAGAGGAGCGCATGGAGAACAAGCGACGGTGGCTTGATGAAATATCAGAGCGTGAAATGCTGTGTCGATTGGTTGATGATGCAAATAAGGCTGATGGGCTAGACCTAGAACTAGATTAAATGGTGGTATATGAGCAAGATAACACTACAATACAAGTTCCCCAGCCGACGAGTAGAGGTCGATGCTATAAAGCGAATGCCTCCAGATCGTGTACAGAAGCTTCGAGATGAAGCAGTTGCTAGGCTTGAGCAGTTGGTGGCGTCTTGCGATGATTACTTTGAAAACTTGGTTGAGTCTCACTGCTATATATGCGACAAGTACGGGTACGCCTATTTTGATCTCCCCGATAAATGGGGCTGGCTGAGTGATGGAACGTTGATATGTGATGAATGTCAGCGAAGATGGGAAGAGCGCTTCAATGAGACGCCAAAAGTTAATAGAGATAGCGAGGGATAAATGAAAACATCAGCGTTTCCTAAAATTCTACACATAGGAAATAAACAAATATCAGACCTGTTCGATGGTGTTGTTGAGGTAACTGAGAAAATTGATGGCAGTCAGCTGGGACTGGGCAAGATAAATGGCGAGTTATTTGTTCGCTCCAAGGGCAAAGAGCAAGACCTTGACAACCCAGATAAGATGTTCGAGGGTGCGGTTGAGTTCGCTAAAACGATTGCCGACAAACTACCAGATAACATAGCCCTATACGGCGAGTGGCTGAGTAAGCCAAAGCACAATGTCCTAGCTTATGACCGAACACCTAAGAACGGTATTGCCTTATTTGGGGTGTACAACCCAGAGACACAAGAACACTATGGCATGGACATTATCTCTGAATGGGCTGAACGACTGGGCGTTGACACAGTGCCTCTACTATTTAAAGGTGAGACTAATGCTCAGGCTGTATTGGATATGGTTGACAAAACAGACAGTTTCCTTGGTGGTCAAAAGATTGAGGGCGTTGTGGTTAAGCGCTATACACCATGGATGTTTATGGGCAATATCCCGTTGACCGTTATGAGTGGTAAGTACGTCTCAGAGAAGTTTAAAGAGGTTCATGCCAGAGACTGGAAAAATGAACACACCGGCAAGGGCAAGCTTGAGGTTGCCATCAGCCAATACAAGTCAGAGGCCCGATGGAATAAGGCTATCCAGCACCTAAGAGAGAATGGCGAGTTGGTGGGCGGACCTGCAGATATTGGTCGCCTTATTAAAGAGGTGCGGTTTGATATAACACTAGAGGAAAAAGAGAATATCAAAGAGGAGCTCTGGAAGATATACAAGGATGACTTTATGCGACACGCGGTGTCTGGTCTACCAGAGTGGTACAAAAAGAAACTAGCTACAGGGGATGTTGATGTCGAGACTGTCAAGGAGAATGGACAAGGTGTCTAATCCCAAAGTCTATAAACGGCTAAAGAGACAGAGAGACACAGACTGTTCATTCTGTCCGCCGAATAGGCGAGAGAATGCCAATAGTTATACATATAAAAGGAAGAAGAAAGAATATCAACTGCCGCCAAGCAAGAAATGGTTTGGCAAGGTTGTGTGGTAGGGGTGTAATATGAAAAATGAAGTAGATAGTATTTTAGATGAACGTGGCAAACGCTATGGCAGTTTTATGGGGCACGCCACTGTGTCGCAGGATATACAAGCAATTATTAGAGAGGGTTTTTATAATAATGTAAATGTCGATTCTATCGATGACATCGATGAGGATATGGCGGAAGCTCTATTTATGATAGCACATAAGATTGGTCGTATTGTCAATGGTGACCCATGGTACGCAGATTCGTGGATTGATATTGCGGGCTATGCTAAGCTTGTGGCAGACAGATTGGAGAATAACATTGAACGCTGATGAGATTTTAAAAGACGAGATGACACTAGAAGAGAAGCTGGCTGCTATTGATGCTGCTATGAATGATGAGCAGGTTAAAGAGGATTTTAATCGCCGTAATGGTCGGCCAATAGACGCACCGGTTGATCCAGCGGAGCTAACAATGTGTGAGGGTTGCCAGTAATGGAGAAGATGAAACAACCAGAGATTACAGTATACAGTAAAGAGAACTGTGTGCAATGCAATGCAACATATCGAGCACTTGGGAAAAGGGCACTTGAGTATACGGTGGTTATGCTTGAGGACAATCCAGAACTAACCGAGCGGTTCAGAGAAGAAGGCTTCATGCAAGCACCGATTGTTGACATTGGCACTGAGAAGTGGTCAGGCTTTAGGCCAGATAAAATAAAGGAGATATAGCTGTATGACAAAGAAGCTTCTAATGCTGAAAGGGCTACCGGCTTCCGGCAAGTCCACATACGCAAAAGAACTAGAGAGCAAAGGTTGGGGTCGCACCAACAAAGACGACATACGCAAATTGGACTTCCCTAACTATGAATTCAAGGATGAGAAAAAAGTTATTGCGATTGAGAACGGCATGATAAGGGCTCATCTATCAGCTGGTAGGAATGTTGTGGTGGACAACACTCACTTTAATCCAAGACATCAGCAACGACTTGAAGCGATCGCAAAAGAGTTTAATGCTGACTTTGAGGTGATGTTTATTGACACGCCACTCGAGGAATGTATCAAACGAAACCGCAAACGTACAGATAGCGTCCCGATGGAAGTAATCCTCAATATGTACAATAAATATATAGCACCATACAAGGAAAAACATGTTAAATATGATGATATGCTGGATGAAGCTATTCTGGTGGATATTGACGGTACTCTTGCTCATATCGATGGCGACAATCCTCGTAATCCCTATGACGCTAGTCGGGCTATGGAAGATGTACTTGACGACGCTGTTTCTGTGGTTGCTTCTATGTGCTACAAACACGGCTATCGTGTCATTATACTCACTGGCCGTCATAGTGGTCATCTGCAGGTTACACAAGACTGGCTCGCTAAAAACGGGGTCAACTACGACGAAATTTATTGCCGTAATGAGGGAGATAAGAGACCAGACTACGTGGTGAAGCAGGAGCTGTTTAATCACCACATAAAAAATAAATATAATATTAAGTTTGTTATTGACGACAGACCGTCGGTTTGCCGCATGTGGCGGTCGTTTGGCTTAAAGGTCTTACAGGTTGGTGATCCTCATGTTGAATTTTGATAAGTATGACAGGTATGGTGAGGTTATACGCCCTGGCGATGTTTGTGCGAGGGCGGGCCGTGGAGGCGCTGAGCTTGTTGTTTACAAGGGTCATAGCTGGGGTGCTAAGGGTAGTAAGGGCGAGTTTGGCCGCTTTATCACGCCAGACGGGCATCGTAGTATTAAGTATTCTAGTGTTGTGTTCGCGTTTGACCCTGTCAGCAATAGACGTTCTAAGGCGAAGCAGGCGACAAAAATAATAAGAGAATTTTATGAGGGGAAATAGATATGAAGTTTATCAAAGGTTATAAGCTCATTAGTCAGGAAGAACTGTCCAAACTAGAGACAGACGCAGAGGTGCGTGGAGCAAAAGAATCCAAGCAACGGATTGATGAATTAAAGAGGTCAATTGAAAAGAAGAATGGTGAGATTGATCATCTGCGTCAACAACAAGAAGATCTGTGTGAAACAGCGGAGCGTCAGATTGACCGGCTAGAAGCTAAAATCTCTGTGCTTGAGAAAGAACGTGACGAAGTCCGAGAGATTGAAAAGCAGTCACTAAAGAACGCTGACACTGTGGCTATTCTGAACGCAAAAGAGGAAAGTCTTGACAGGAGAGAGAAGTCACTTGACAAGCGTGAAGAGAAGCTAGCTGATGCAGAGGAGACAAAGAAGATGGCTGCATATGCTGATGGCTTAGCTGACGGACTACGCAAAGCTCATGAAATCACTGAGAAAGACCGCGAGAATGCCCTCAAGGTGGCTATGGTATCTGCAGCATCTCATACATCACCAGAAACGATGAAGGAGTTAAACAATGTCCACCAAATTACAGCAGGTAATAGCCAGAAGTAGGTTGTCTACATTAGACGGTGATCTACGAGAAGCTGGTGAGCAGATGCTCAGGGACAAGTTCTTCCCAAAGAACAATAGCACTGAGATTGATAGGGATATTCTTGAGGCACTACAAAGAAAGAACCTACTTGATGAGATCTATCTAGCCATACACTCTCCTGTCAATAGGAAATTTAAAAAACTCTTTTATATCTCGCGCCCCGATCTTATTGCCATTGCAAAGACTATTAGGAGAGCGAAAGAGGAGCTTGGTTTGTTTAGCCTCAGCTCTATGTGTCTGGTTATGGGTTGGGATTTTTATCAGGAGCTACTAAGAGCAGATAATTGTTATATTAGACATGGCGAAAGAGACATCAGCATGTTGGGCTGCAGGGTTGTTGTAAATGACTCGGGGTTTGTATCCTATTTAGAAGTGGAGTTTTGATATATGAGTAAGAGAGAGTTAACAATTACAATTACCGAAGATTGTAGGTTTAGTGTTGCTGACGATATAGTACGTGTACAGATGAGAAATATTGTAATAAGAAAGGGAGAGCGCAATGAGCATAACATTCTTTAACCAATGGAGGCAACTATTCCATCTAGGTTCTATGAATTGGATTGATTTTGATCTTATCAACATCTCATGGGAGATTGATAAGATGACTGAAGATTTTGGAATTGATGTTGCACTATTTGGATTTGGCGTCCATGTCCACTATGTCTCCAGGAGAATGCGCAGATATTTCGATAGTGCGATGGAAAGCTGTAAGGACAAAAGTAAGAATCCAGACGTCAGTCTTTAAGATATAAAAATAAGACCCCACTTAGTTGTGAGGTCTTTATTTTATTCCTTAATTTTTTATCAGACATCCTTGCGGGCTTCGCCAGCCTTTTTACCAGCAAATCCAGCAGTTGTTATAAGTCCTGAACCAACAAGACCAATCTTGAACACACCATCAGCGATGCCGTCAACTCCACCAGTGACAAAGCCAAGCGCTCCACCAGCAAACGCAGCTAACACAATAAGGCCAGCCTTGCCCCAATGTTTTTCGTTTAGCTCCTGGCCAAGTTTTACTAATGCAATAGCAGCAAGTGATAATATTGATTCCATTTATTTATCTCCTATTTTAAATATGTTCTTCAGAAGCTGTGTAAGCTCCTGTAACAGCTTTTTAACATCTTGTAGTAAGGTTGTAGTCTCTTTGTCTAAAGACCCCTCAGACGGCTTCTCATGAGCTTGTGGAGGTATAACCTCTGGTTTCTTCTCCACTTCAGGTGCTGGTGCTGGGATTTCAGTAAGAGCATCTAATGAAATACCCCAATCTCGGTTACCATCAGTTGAAGATTTACTGCGTAAATAAACCTTACCCTCCCACTCTGTTTGGGTTTTGAAGTCAATATCGGTGCCAGCCTTGATGACAGAACCAACAGGCCTCTTATTAACAAGGTCATAAACATACAGATCAACTGCAGCCCTCATATAGCGCGGGTTGTCCATTGCAGCCCATGTTGGTCGTGTAGGTACTGGTGCTGGAGCTGGAGCGGGAGCAACCTTATTACGAACATTACCCCAATCGTCGTCTTTACTAACTTCCTTAGTTGCTGCGATTTGGTTTAAGCGATCAAGATTATAATTACCAGGACAATTTGTTGATGTAAATTGTCGGTGTGGCACTAATGGAAGGTAACCATATATACTGCGTAACTGAGCTATAACCTCAGCAACAACATCATAATCTTCATCTCGACATCGAGGGTCGCATTCAATTGATATCGTATATGGGTTTGCCGAGTTGGTTGCCCATGATGCGTTTTCCAGGTCAATCAGACAGGCTGCTCGCCTACCTGTTCCTGTGGCCACAATGTGTGCAGAGCTACTACCATTCGGCCGACATAGCCAGTTAATAACACCCTCGTATGATGGGTTGTTCTCAGGGTTTCCCCACCAATGGATAGCAATAGCTTCAATAGTTCGAGGTCGTCCCCATGTAGCGTATACATCTGCAGCCCCTGTGTAGTTTGGACTGTTCCATTGTGTTTGCCAATTAAATGCCATTATTTGTTCTCCTTTAATTTAGACAGCTCATGTTCTAGAACTGCAATCTTTTTATTCTTTTCGTCTAGTTCGACTAGTAGTGCGTCGAGTCGTGCCTTGGTCTTGCTGTGGTCCTCACGTTCCCTATTAAGGTCTTCGGTTAGCCTCGCAATTTGATGCTCAAGGTCATCTTTTTCGGTACGTAGTTTACTAATCTCATCGAATAGGAAATCCACCTGCTGAATCAGGGTTTCAACTTTTTTATCGGTTTCATAGATTTGAGTCACAGACACCGCTTTATCAGCTGCATCACCGTCGGTCTTCTTATCTCTGAAAGCAACGATAAATGTAGCAGCTGCTGTAATGACTAAAGATATGGCAGTAATAACCGCTGCAATGTCTAATTTTACTGCTTCAATCATCGTTATTCCTTGTTTTTGTTTCTGTTTGTAATTGCTGTTTCTGGGTTAATGGGTGGCTCTAGTAGGATAAAGAACGCCCCAAAGGCGAGTATATAGTGTGCTATTATTGTTGATAGCGGCGCTGGAGGTCCGTTACTAAACAGTAGGTCCGTTAACATTCCAGTCCCCATGAGCCCATAAAGAACCACAGATAATCCGATGCCCAGGCGAGCGGTTTTATATGACCACCTGGCCAGGGCTCCAGCAATCATAGCTCCGCACAGCAACCATAGTAGTCCAGTCATCCAGTACGGCAATATGGTACACGCCGCATTGACCATAAATTTCCTGGGATACAGCAATATACTTAAACCGCTAACAAACGAGGCGGTGGCCACACCAACATGCAATCTCCATAGGAGTGCGTGGGTGGCCCTGAGATTGATATGTTTACTCATTCTTCGGTTCTACTCCTATTTTTTTCTTATACGGCTCGCGTTAATGAACACCTGTTGCTCCAACTCTTTCTTTAGCTTTGGAGGAATCTCATCGTGCTTTGAGTAATAGTCAGACAGTGCATCACGCACTTTCTCGTTGTACTCTTTAGCAACCCGCCTTGCCCTGTTTTGATCACCCAGGGTTGCAGCATCACGAGCCTCCTCAAGAGCCTCTTTGCGACCCTTAACCTTATCAATGGCCGAGTAAAAGTCGTAGTATTGCTGCTTGAGTTCTCGAGTTTCCTGTGAATCAACCTTATCTGCCTGTTTGTCTGACAGCGTTGGGAAGCCATCTTTAATCCATTGACGACCAGCTTCTGTGGTATATTGACCGAATATTGTGGCGTTAATCACGCTGTTTTGGTCCATATCCTGTAGATAGCGAAGCTTACCTTTAGAGTTACGACTTGCGCCTGTGGTTGTTGATTCATAACCCTCGACAGATTTCTTGAGCTGAGTACCAGCTGGAACAATACCAGACCAGTTATCCTCCCAGAATTTATCAAAGCCCTTGCCCTGTAAGGCCTGCATCAACCCAGTCTTGTTCTTGCCATCACCAAACATAAGTTGCACCAATGGTGATCGATAGATACCGTCACCACCCTTAACCTCTTTTCCGGTTAATGCGCCGATGTATGGAGCCACCTGGTCGTAGAACGGTATCCATTCTGTCTCACGCATCCCCATAATAGGCTTTAGTGTTTCGGTTAAAAGCGTTGCTACAGCAGCTGCCGCAACAATATTACCCGTTGCCTTAGCGTTTAGTCTGAGCTTACCATCTGCACCGCGCTCAACCATGCCCTTGGCTGTCCTGGCCATAAAGCCAGCCTGCTTACCGGTAAAGGTTGCAAGTTGTGTCAGGGAGCGAACGCCCTGTCCATTAAAGGCTAATGGCATATCAAGCTTAGATGTCATAAACTGAGTGTCTGTGGTTTTACGGATGGCATAATTTATTGCCTCTTCACCAACAAGGCCCATGCTCTTTGCCTTAGCTTTTGCACCCGCATACGCAGCCGCACGGAAGAATGTGTCAGCAGAGGTCGTTAAAGCAAGTAACGCGTTAGCGCCCGCAGAGGCAGCATTAGAGATACGCCCACCAGTGCCATTACCAGCTAATGCTCGTAATTCAGAGCTAACAAGACCGCCGTCAAATATACCACTACCTCGCAGCTCAGCCCTACCAGCCTTAGTGGATAGCATGTGAATACCGTCAACCAAGCCAACACTGGCCCATTTGGTGCCAATACCTGCAATAGAGTTCACAAGCTGTGACGACTGACGTATTGCAGTTGAAACAGACAGACCCATCGTTGCAGCAGCAGAAATCATACGCTGTGTTCCAAGCGCTTGAGCATAGTAGTTTTTTGGCTCACCACCAAACTTCTGAACAGCCCAGTTCACCATCTGGTTAACCATCACCTCGGCGTTACTCTTGTTTTGGCCCTTAACCTGTTTAATATAGTTGTCAAGGAAATCAGCATATTGGGCTGCATTCTTAACCTCATCTTTAGCAAGTTTTAACTGGACAGACACATCATCAAGCTTCTTTAGTGCTGGCTCGATGGTTAGCTTCTCGTTGAGGCCCGAGGCATAACTTGTTAGAACCTCCATCACATCACGGCTATACATATCGGAGTTCGTTTCTCGGCTTTTAAGGTTGCCAAAGTTAATGTCTCCACTAGCCTTGACATCTCCAAAGAAATGCTTGTACAACTCTGAATTGTGTTCTTTGATGTGTGGGAAATAAAACTCTTTGAATGTGCGGAATCCCGCCTCATCAAGCAGCTCTTTCTTTTCATCAAGAAACTCTCGGATTAAGGTAGCTGCTTTTTCGTTTTCCAGGGATAGCGTACTACGCTTACCCTCAAGGTAATCAACGATCTGGTTGAGTTCTTCCTTGCTCTTTGGCAGAACCTCCTTAATTGCTTTGAGCTTCTCGACATCAGCCTTGTTCATGGCGTTGGCCTTAGCGGTGCCTTTGATTAGCTCAGAGTGAGGATCAAAACCAACATCTCGCAAGCCACCCTTCTCTAGCATCTGTGACGGTGATGTGGCGCGTGAAGCCGCCATTTCTCTATCACTTAGCTTCGCCACCGCATCCTTGGTTTTAGCAATCTGGCTTTCGGAGACGACCTGAGCAACCTTGTCACGTGCTTCAGGAGAGCGTCTCAGCTCCGCCTCTGGGTTCGCTGAATTAGCCACACGGCTAAGCTCAGCAGAACCATTGTCGAACCGCTTGGCCTGTTCCAGGTTATTAACCAGCCTTTCTCGTTGAGCCTTAACCTCAACTTCATCTGGAGCCCTGAACTTATCTGGATTATTGGCGATGAGCATGTTTGTGTCATCAACAACCTGCTTGCCCCGCTGGTCTAGTCGGTCTTTAATCTCGTTCCATTTCTCAACCTCGGGTAGGTCTTTCTCTCGAACAAACTCAAGCTCGGCTAGGTCATCCTTGTACTGTGCATCAAGCTTTTGTCGCTCTGCTACGTACCGAGGCTCAGGCATTTGCTGAATTTCCTTTAATCGCTCATTGTATGCCCTATCCATATCAAGGTGAGCTTGATTGTATTTTCGGTCATTCATTAGCCCATCAAGCATGGTGTTAACCTTACCCTGGTCGTCCAGAACCTCTTGCGCGGCCGCCTTGAGTTCAACAGGCATATTCTCATTTGCAAAAATCTGAGAGACATGCTTGATGTCTGGCTTCATCGGTCGTGTCGCAGACTCGGGTATTTTACCCTCATCAAAGTCCTTAAGCGCTTGCTTAGCCCCCTTAATGTCGTTAGGCAGGCCGTTATCTAGGAAGCTAGCCTTGTCCTTCTGATCGACACGAAACTGGGCTTCATCGCGAAGCTCCTGGTAGCGCTTATAGTCTGCAGCTCTGTCTGCGGTGCGTTCACCCGCCTGAAACTGCTCTATCTGCCGAGCCAGCTCATCGTCGCTAATCTTGGAGAATTGTGTACCAGATGTTGGTGTTGTATTTTCTACATCAACCTTCCCGGCGGCACCGTCAACATTGGCAATATCTCCAGCATCGGCCTTCCCCTTTCCGTCCTTGATACGACCAACACCACGACCAATAGCGTAGCCGCCCATATTGAATGCGCCTTGTGTCACAGCAGACATTAGGCCCTGCTTCGTCCCCTCCTCGAGAGCTTTGCCTAGGTCTCCGGTTTCACCATATGTCTTTGCTGTACCTTTGACAGACTCAAGCCCACCAAATAATGCAGCGTCCTTAGCAGCCGCCTTGGCAGCGTCCTTAGCTGTGACCTTAACAATCTCGCCTGCCGCGTTACGAGCAACAGAAGAGCCGGCTGTAGCCGTAACACCGCCCTTAAGGAGTGACGTCGGATTCGCAAACTGTGTAGCGTCCAAGCCAACCTCAAGGCCCTCGCCCGCTAACCGAGCGAAGTCTTTTATGTCTCCCTTGCCACTGGCAATCTTGGATGCCGCTTCATCAGCTCCCTTTGTGCCGCTAATGCTTTCGCCACGAATGTCTTTCTGGCTGTGTATTAGGTCGCGTAGCTTTTCGGTTCCTTCAAGGTTCTTGAGACGACGTTGTTGCTTCTCTTTTTCTGAACCACCCTGCAGCTGGTTAGCAGCTTCATCTAGAAGAGCACCACCCTGTACCGCGACATCGGCGACCCTACCGGCGCCCTGTTGCACACCAGCAACCATCTTACTGCCCAAATCACCAGCACCCTCTAGGAGTTTTTGCCCCCAAGATTTCTTGTCCTCCTGCTCCTTCTTGCGCTTCTCTTCGGCTACACGCTGACGTTCTTTGGCTTCATTTATCTTATTATTATAATCCTCTTCTTCTTTTTCTATTTCTTCAAGCGACCTTATATTCTTTATTGCGCCACCATAGATTTGCTTAAACAGATCCTCATCCACTACTATAACTCCTTATCCATAATAATATTTCCAGCCCTTGCTGTTAAAATCATTTTGAGCGTCTTCTGGCACGTATTTCCAAAACTCCTTAGCGAATTGGTGTGTGTCCCCACCGGCGAGACGATACGCATCACGTGCCAACTGGAATACATTAGAAGTAACACCGCCCTTGGAGGCCGCTGCCCCGATGATGCCCATAGCCGATTCATACGGAGATAGTTTCTTAGGCGCTTTACCTGCTCTAGCAAGTGCATTCTGACTTGCTGTGAAATTACGTTGTACTGCGGCTTGTCGCTCCTGGAACTGACGCTGTTTATCAGCCTCCTTGGCTTGGAACTCCTGCTGTGCAATCATTTGATTCCATGAGTTGAGGTCGCTCTGCTGCTTATCGACACGACCCTGAGCGCTTAGTCGCTGTTCTTTGCCGAGCCCGGCTAGCTCACTCTCAAGGCGCATATCCTCTTCATTCTGCTGGAAGTTTGCCTGCTGTAAACCCGGCAGGAACTTAGTTGATAAATATCGGGCCTGCTCATCCTGTGGTATGCCGCTAAATGAAGCGCCGCGTCCTGTGGCCTGATTATTGATAGCGTTAAAGCCCTCTCCACGTTCTGCGTATATTCCGGCACGCTGTGCCTCATATTTCTGCGGCAGCGCTGATCGTCTTCGCTCAACTACGCTACGACTTGCAGCATAAGCTGGGTCGAGGTCTGCCATAGCCTGAGCAAGTGTTTGTACTGTTGGTGCTGTTGCCATTTATATTCCTTTTATGACTGTTTGTTCTATTATTACTATAGCATATTGTTGTGATTTTGTCAACAGTTAAATTGTATTTGGTGGTACGATATATACAGAGATTTTCATTTTCCATTTCGCCACTGGAACAGTTAATATCTTAGATGAATTATTAAATATCTTAATAGCTGACCTTACAGAACGCCCTGATTGTAATGCAAATGGAAAAAAATATATACCAACAGGGTTATGTCCACCCGCCTGTGATGTTGAAACCGCAAAGCCACCTTTTCTTATAGACCCAGGTTGTAAATTGCCTGTTGCGATACTAGAATGTACTTGTGGTAAACTAGGTACAATCCAAGAGGCAACAGGTGTCGAACGTGCATTACCAATATCATGATAATCTCCATAAATCGTCATAGACGCATTTGGAGCAATCTGCACACCTGGTGTAGTGAGTGTTTCCTGATAAGAACTAAGTAAACCATTAATAGTATAATCGCTATGAAATATGAAATCATTAGGGTTAATGGCCATATACCCTCCATATCAGCTTAGACGGCGCCATTGTCGCACTTGAGATAAGTTCGCCCCTATGGTTAATATATGCATTAGAATGTTTAGAAATAACTGTTTCACCCCCCCGTTGTGATTCTTCGTATACCGACCAGTCATTATCCAGTGTAACCCCTGTTGCCAGAATCTTCTGACCAAAGTCTCCAGCAGCAACATTAGTACTGCCAGAGCTAATTTTTGGTGGATATTGGAAGTCGCTATAAAATATATAATCTTGTGGATTTGTTATCATAATTTAATACCAACTACCCTATAATAAACTTTAGTTACACCGGCTGGTGCTTGAAGAAATATTCTAATCTTACCTGAGTAAGAACGTGAACTAATGGATAGGTCTGTGCTAGTTCCAGTTCCATATCTTGGAGAATCCTCCGAATACCATGATTGGCCATCGACACTGACCGAAGCCTGAACCAACATTAGCTCTGAGGTATATGGCACCTCGATATCTACGTAGTTGCCGTTTGTGCCAGTAGGGTAGACAGTGCTATCCTCTTTTGCGAAAACAACCCTGTCAATCGTCCCCTCTGATAAAAAGTTAAAGTCTGTAGACTGTAGCGCCATATCACTTCTCTAATGCTTCTAGGACATCAACGCCTTTTTTTGAGATAGCCACAACATAGTTGCCTTTGGGCGCACGGCCGATGAGGATGCGGTTTTTACCGTCCTCATCTTTAATGACCTGTGTGCGGTTCTCGGACTCGATTTGCCTGAACATGTCGTTAAGTGTCGTGGTTAAGGTTGCCATGTCCATATTTGGTGTCAGTTGAATCGGTGATAGCATATCTACCTCTCAAACGTTATTGTCCACGTCACCTTAAGTGGTGCTTGGTGGCTGTACTTGTTCTGATAGTTAAAGGATATTTTGTTCGGATAGTACTGCGAGAAGCCAATACTGATTGCCTGATCTGTCGCCGCGACATAACACCCCACAATATTTGCAGCGGTGCAACCTGATGGGAATGATATGTCTGTGTGCAGGTATCCGAAGGTATTGCCAGCAGTCGTCTGGTCAAATGTACCAGTTCTCGTGTATCGCTTATATCCACCGTAGTCCGTCACCAGCCAACCGTCTTGGTCGTATTCCCGCTTAACGAGAAGTTTGTCGCTTGTGATCGCCTGTGGAGCAATCTTCTCGCGGGTCACCGCTGAGTTCTTAAGATTGGCAGAGTCAATATTGCCGTTAAACTCACCGTAGATTTTACCGAATCTCTCGTTGATAGAGTTAGCAGAAGCCTCCTGCCCGTCCTCTATCTGTGCGTAGCTTATAAGACCCATGAGTAACCTCCTAAAGCCTCTTAGATTTATATGAATATTGTGCGCCAACAAATGCCACCCGGTTATTTACACCCCGCCTGGAGACGCGTAGTTGCCAGTAATATGCGTATCCTGAGTAACTCTGTCGCTTCGGCTTGAACGACTTGCTGCCTCCATATATAGTGCCGTCACCCCATTTGAACTCGCCCCACTTAGCACCATTGGTTGTCAGCAACTGCTCTTTAACTTTCGGGCTGTCCTCAAAGTCTTTATCCATGGCTAGGTTTATTCTAAATGTGTTATCGACACCCTGCAGGATTGGGTAGAACCTACGTATACGCTTACGCTGCATCGGGCTCTTCATGCTGTCGTACTTGAGCCGATACTCGAAGTCGATGGGAGCACCAAGACTGTGATAGTGCTTCTCTGCGAGATATGCCGTGGCTGTTAGCGAACTGAACTCAGCCAACTGGTGGTCGTCATCCGCATCGTTATAGTACAGTGCACGGTTAACCCATGTATCAGTGTCCAGCATCAACTCCTTCAAGTCTTTGTCGAACACAACGCACAAATCGTTATCAGCAGATCCGCTAGACGACATGTAGAAGCGCACCTGATTCTTCCATATCACCGGAGTGATCTTAGCCTTCTGATTACATCCATCAAACAGCGGGTTAATGAGGGTGGATAGCTTCTGATCGCTGGAGCCGTTGTAAACATAAAACCCGTCGTCCGAGACAAAGTAGATAGAGTTTTCATCATACACAACGCCCCTTTGACTTATTGCGCCCTTGTTACCGGTTGACTGCCTAAGGGAGAAGCTACCACGGTCATAGCCACTAAGGATGTATTTGTTGTCCTGTGTGAACACAACCAGCGTGTCTTGGAATGACACCAGTGATGTGACAGGGGATCCGTTGTGCGGCCGAGGAACGTACCAGTAACTGACAGATAACCATGCGTGGTACCACTGCTCTCTCGATGTGGTCGGGATTTTACCCGTCGGGTCATAGGCTGGGTTGCCCGGGTTCTCCGAGAATACAAGCTTATTTGGGTCACTTGCCACAACGCCCCATAGCCGGTCTTTGTGCATGATGATGTCTGACAATATCGGCAGCTCTGGGTCTGTTATGTATTCGATACCAGTGTCTATGATGCTAATATCATCAATGTAGAAGTTGGTGGAATCAGCCTTGAAGTCGACTGTAGTAACGTCGGCTGTAGGAGTGAAGTAGAACTCCATCTTTGTCCATGCCCCCGGGACGGGTCGGTTTGTGCCCTGTAGCACTGCGGAGTTGTTGTTGACTGTTAAGAATATGTTACCGGATGCGGATGAACCCTTCACCCAGTAGCTCATCTTGTAGCGCCTGTCCTTGAATAGCATCATTGCCAGCGAAACACCTCGCTGCCCGCCAGCAGCAGAAACAAGTAGAGACGCCGGAGCACTTTTGTAGTCTGACACGCTCCTAGCTATCGCCGAACCAGCGGTTGCTGTATACCCACCGGTGTTAACCTCAAAGCTAGGATTGGGCACAGTGTTCTGCACATTAGCTTCTATTGTTCCGTCCCATGCGGTGAGCTGATCGTGCCCGTTTACCCAGAATACTTTGTTGTCACCATTGGTGAACCTATATTCATTGGCGTGCGGGCTAAGACCTGAAATGATCTCCACTAGATTACCGTTGGCTTCATCAATGCGGTACATAGAAGTGCCATATGCCACCAGTGTCGTGTTCTGTCCGTTGTCTCGAGCAAACCGGTAAGCGCCCTTGTCCGTTTCGCTAGGCGCTGAGTAGATTTTATAGTTAAGTGAATACGGCTGATGTTGTAATTGTGACAACGCTGAGTCTGTCTTATACGCCCCGCTCCCAGTGGTTGTTGCCGACAGCTTATAGAATCCCTTGCCATCGTCCTGTATATTGATTACAATCCAGTATTTACTGTTTGCATTCAACGCTGGGGCTTGTATGAATCGTGCTGGTAAATACTTAGGTGTTTTGCCGATGTCGCCACCCTGTATCGAAGACTCTGCTAGTAGCCGACCCGGCTTGCCTTTGTCGTCAGTATATACACTAACCATGAGCGGCCCTATAGCACCACCAGTATTTGAAACACTAAGCTCAACGGTCGTGAGGCGCTCTGTACGCGACGCTGTGAACTGAATGGCATGGACACCCAGAATTGCGCCAACGTCCACGAGAGAGCCCCCTGTGACGTCAGAGAGGCTATCTAGCAGCGTTTCTCGTAACTGCTTGGTGTAATACCCCGGGCCCTTGCGTGAACTAACTGCCACCCGTCGGTCGTCACTCTGTTGTGCGTATAGGCGGAAGTTCTTGGAGTATGGTGTATGCCCATTGCTGATAAGGTCAACCGGTGTGACCATATCAAGCCCACGCAGGTCAAGCACGGATGACATTAGTTCTTTTCTTGCCATTTATTTATGTCCTTATTTGTTTATTCTTCATTATGATCGGGCCGTCTGCCTCGCGGTAGCCGTACCTATTAACCAGCTGTGACAGGATGTTCTGATACTGCCCCTCAACGGCGTTACCGAGATCGAAGTCCTCGTTTCTGTCTAGGATGCGTTTATATGCACCCAGTACAAGCAACTCCTCGAATTCCTCCGGGAGCTCAGGGATGTCGGTGTCCTGCTCTAGCCGCTTCGGCTTCTTAATGTAATACATCGTCATCGTGTATTCTTTGTCTGTTGGCGCAGACAACAGAATGTTGTTTGAGTACAATGCCCACATACCCGGGGCAGACGCTGGCGCATTCGCCACATCGGGATTTCGCTGGATGAACTCACGCCACCGAACCTGCATCTTGCTAAAGCCGGGGACACCGGCTAGTGTCTGTGATTGCATCAGCGCCAAATCATCCGGCAGCTGAAACATCGAAGCGCCGGCCGGGATAGTTCCCTGAAATATCTTCTCCTGAAACGGCAGTTCAAACTGGTTATATATGTTGCGCAGTGTGTCGTTGATAAAGTTATCAACCACCTCCGGTTCAAACTCATCGTCATCGAGCTTATCAACCAGAACACGCTTTCTTATTCCTGCTAAATTATATGCCATGTCCTAACCTATAGTGGTATTACTGTTATCCTTCTATTAAAGAAATTTGCATGTCCGCCAATAGTCTTGTGCATAACTGTGAACACATTTCTGCCGGGACTAAGCTGTGTAACCGGGAATATTCCTGTTGACGTGATTGCGAAGTTAACCTGACGTGAGTCGATGGCATTCGCGCCTGATGCAGGTACATTCGAATTCCCCGTGATAGCGAAGCTTGTCATCGACGGGTTATTGTTATTATATTGACCGGACTGCAGAATAACTAAACACATGCCAGAGTCGCCTATTTCCGCGGTTACGCTTAGTGGTGTTGGCAGCTGGGCCCAATCATTGGAGGCCAACGCATGGTCGGCGAATGCGTATGCAGTTGCGATATTGTGCATCGGTGAGAATATATCGACATATCTCTTAACGGCACGTTGTGTCGGAAACAGTAAGTCATCGTGACCAAGCTTATCGTTGACGCTCTTATTGGCAGTGTCCTCTTTTGCATTTAGTGCTGTGCGCTGCGGGCCTGAAACCGGCTTGTTTACGTCACTTGTGTTATCAACATTGGGCAGACCAACGGCGACCTTATTAAGTGCTTGCCATGTCTTATCCCCTCGCCAATATTGTGCAGAATGACCAGCCGCTATCCGAGGCTCCTTGTTGGCGAGTCCAGGAACCGTTGGTGTATCGGCACTGCCGCCCAGATCACCAGATAGCCTGATAATGCCCTTGGTAGTGGACGTTGCATCCGACGGTGCTGAGCTAGGTACATTCTTGAGCTTAGAGTCAACCTCGCTCTTTGAGTATGTTTCTGACTTTGTATACGTCGTCGCTTTATCTGCTTTCTGGTTAAGTGACGAAATAGTCTCGTCCTTGAACGCAACCTCTTTAGCCTTAGTACTGGGGTCATACACAGACTTGATCATATCACCAGCACCAGCTGGGGTCTTCCACGAAAAATCATAATCGGCATTCGAGTTCTTGACTAGTTGCTGCCCAGCGCCACCGCCCCTAGGGACGCTAACACCGTCTTTACCTGCAGGTCCTGCTGGGCCAGGATTTCCTTGCTTACCAGGTGCGCCCTGACGACCATCGATTCCCCGTTCTCCCGGGTCACCCTTCGGCCCTCTTGCTAATGTGGCCAGTGTTGCGACAGCCATTGAATAATTATCGAGATGCCCGGCGTCGTCCTTGTCTATGATCGGGAGTCTTGCCTCGGATGTTAACGAATCTTTTGGTGGCAAACTGCTAATCGGTCTTGATTTTATACCTGCCATAATACTCCAGTTTCTATAATAACTTGTTTCATAAATACAGTGTCTTCTATCTCACGCTCCGACCTTAGCAATGTGTCACCATCCTCCAGCGAGAACAGAACTTCATCATTGTATGCTAGTATGGTGCCGGCGAGATAGTCGAATTCGCCGCTCTCTACTGCGGCTGGCTTTAATAAGTCCATCTGTCCTCCTTACAATAAAAGCCCCCTCCCTTTTTACTTAGAGAGGAGGCCGTCTATTTTAGCCACCCAAACTAGACAGTTCGTTTAATAACAACACCGTGGTCAGGGCGGAGGACCTTAACGCCGAACAGCTCTGAGGCAACAACGTCATCTTGGCCCTTTTTGTAGTCACGACCGAACTCAATCATTGGAACACTCTGGGTTGCACCGATGATCGCAGAGCGGTGGAACATCAGGAATTGGTAAGCAGGGTTAACACCACTATCTTTTCCGATAGTATTAGTCACGTAAACAGGCATACCGTAAATCTCACCAACGAATCCATTCTTGCTCTTGACAAGACCACTCTCACCAACTTCTTTGTAAGCGGTAAACTGAGGGATCTTGCGCAGGTCAGCACGACCAATACCGTTAACAACGATGAAGCGGTCGTCCTCTGGCACGTTCTTCATGTCAAGAACAGCAGCAGCATCAACAATCTTTTCAAAGGTCAATGCAGCACCTGAATTAATCGGAGCGTTCGTAAATCCAGCAACGGCTTTCTTGAACACCTCAGCATCCTTAGCACGGTCAAGCCAGCGACTTAGTCGAGCCTGAACAGGTGAACGCAATTCATACGCACTCTGTGCTTTCAGGGCGTCTTGGATACCGACACCGTGACGGATGTAGCGATCGATGAGCAAGTCAACAGTCGTTACATCAAGGTTGTCAATTTTTACGTCAGTACCGACGGTGTAGTTAGTAGCATAATCTGCGTCAACTTCGCCGATGAATGGGATGTGTAGCGTGTCACCCTTGCTTGAGATTTCGCCACTGTAGCGAGAATCAATCAGTTGCCACAGCACTAAGTTGTCAAGACGGTTGTCAGCGAGCTCTTTGGACCACAACTCAGGAACAAGTCGCTCAGAGAAACCGACATCAGTAGTATTACCAACAGCACCAGTGCCGACGGTAGGTTGAATTTGGTTTGCAGCCATTTTGTTTATTTCTTTCTTTTTATATTATTTAATAGTTTATCACTAGCGTAAGCCAGCCTCCTGAAGAAGCTTGATATGCTCTGGGTCTCGCGGATTGTACACATTCGTGAGCCACTCAGCAGTAATCTGTGGCTTCTTAGGTTGGCCACCCTGCACAGCGTGGGATTGTGGAGCCCCACCTTGCAGTTGCTTGTTAATAGATTCCCGCTCCTCTCGGCGAATTGCTTCAACGTCAACGCTTGCGTTGGTGTTCGCACCAGACCGTAGGCGGGCCATGTCGTATAGCGTATCTAAATCACGTGAGAGGGTCTTGGCATACATTCTAGCTTGTTCTTCTCCAAACTGTGGTGTAAGCTCTGCGACTTTCTCGTTAAGTATCTCAACCATCACAGGCTCTAGGGATTTATCACGATTTTCACCCTGCCAGAATTGATTGACACGGTTTTCGTATTTAAGATTCTCGACTTCTGCTTTTAAGCTTCCGTCGCCCAGATCCTCTGTTGCTTCAGAGATACTTTTATTGGATGTAGCATTACGATATGCCCTCTGGTTGTCGTGGGCGAGTTTCAGGGCACGCTTGACGTCATCGCTAGCAGTTTCAAGGTCAAAGCCTTGAGCTTTAGCGAATTTAGCAAGACCGTCATCAACTTGAGTAGTGCCGCCCTGCTCATGTGTTTGTTTTTGTGTTTCAGTGTTTTGCTGGGCGGTGTCTTCTGATACTGACCCTTGCGATTGCTCACGAGAGTTAGCATCCTGATTCGATTGTTCCGCCGATTGTAGTTGTTCAGTCATTTGTCCAGTAGGCTCATTAGAGGCTGGAGATTGGTCAACGCCCTCGGTAGGGGAATTATTCATCTAGGATACTCCTTTGGTTTAGTAATCTATTATTTCTGTGATTATGCAACGTTGGGTGTTGTAAAATCCTCAACGTACGTTTTTACTATATCACATCCGACGCTTCTTTGCAATAGGTAAGCGTACTTTTCTGGTTCAAAATCTAATTGCAAGTCTTCCTTACCGTTAAATGTAGGTACATGACGATACACCTCAATTGGCCCTGAGGCCATCACAGAGTGCACTTCCTTTTGCAATTCGATGAATTCTATGAACCTTTGATAGGCAAGGGTCTTAGAAAACCCCTGCCATTCGTTACGAATTTGTTCATATTCTGATAAAGCTTTATCAGCCATTCTTACTCCTTATCTCGGCCGTGAACTGGCATGTAGCGTTGTGCTAGGTTGGTCAGCCCGTATCCGCCTTATGTTGTTTTGCGATGTGTCTGCTCCGCCACCGCCCTGTGTGCCACTCTGCTGTCGTAGACGAGCAGGGGATAACTGTCCTGATGGAGACCCCCCACCATCACCAGACATCAGTGCCATAGCACCAGGCGTCATCACGGTGTCAGCTTGTGTTAGGGATGGATCAACTGCTTGACCATCTGGTCCCATAACAGGCTGCGGCGCCGTAAGCATCTCTTCAATATCATCATCAGATAGGAACTTACCAAACAGAACTTTATATTGCTGACGCAAGAATGCTTCCTGGTTAACGAGTGGATTACCCAGGCTGAACTGTGCGGCGACCTGCATAGCCTGTGACAAGGCGGCAGTTTCTGCGTCCATAGTGGCCTCTAGGACAACACGTGGCTCATATTCGCCCTGGTATGTCCCTGGGTTATATGTCTGCCATTCCACACCCTTTTTACCAACGATACGTACAGCAGTCTGTGTATCAACAAAGATCTGAATCATCTTGTAGATAATACGAGCTAGCTGTGCAAATCCCTCGTCCTCTAAGTTCTGAACCTTTGTTGTAAAGCGCATAGAGGCCTGCTGCAACTGAGCCTGAACCTCTGTGGCGGTTGTGCGGCTAAACTTCTGGGCAACACCCTGCACGGCTGCATCAGCACCAGTTGCATTGCGCATTTGCTGACGTAGGCGTTCGATCTCACCGTCTGCCGATGGACTGATGTCATTCTTTTCAATAGGCGACAATGCACCCTTTGGAATTGGGAACACAGCACCCGGACTTGATTCAATCTGCTCTGCCATATGTTTGAACCGAGGGTCAATCTGCCACATATTATTTAATACATAGGCAACATTGTCTCGTTTCTGACTTGCAGTGTCGTTAAGAGCCTCCTGCGTCGGTAGGATAACCTCAACATCACCACGTGCAAAGAACAGACTAGAATCAACGTAGTTACGCAAAATAGCGAACGGTAGGAATCCTTTTATCTCCGGCACTGTGTGCTTGCCCTTGATTACCTGTCCATCAATCTCCACCTCGGTGTCAATAGTCTGTTCCGCCTTATGATATGGATTCTCGCCATCATAGATAACTGTGCCGCGGTTGGCAATCATAACTTTGCGATATTGTGTATAGTAGGTAATAACCTCAACCTGCTCAGATATCGCATCCCTACCAAACGTTGAACCAATAAACAATTCCTTGCGGTCTTTATCTGTTTTGTCATTTTGGGAACCAGCAGAAACGGCGTCTAAGTTCTTATATTTGCCCCTGACCTTACCAGTGGTTGGGTCAACCTCTTTTTCCTCTTTAAGCTGTTTAAGGCTAGTAAGGAAGCGGTAACCTGCGTAGCGTGGATATCCTGGCTCTTCTGGTCGATTCATGTGAGTTGCTGCTGGATCAACAAAGAAGTCTGATAATGGGATATTTTGAATTAACGGTTTACCATCTTTCCAACTAACCATGAATATACCGTTACCGTAAACAATCATATCACCGACCCAGTTCAGCATCTTCTCGGTCATATTATTGCAGGACCAGTAAAAGTCAACTAAGGCGTTAAGTGTGGTGGTATCCTGCTCTTGCTCTTCAGTTAATGGTAGGTATTTGAACTTAGGTTTTGTGCCCGCGATGGCGGCTTTCAAACTCTCCACAATAGCAAAGGTTTCTGGTACGAACTCATTAGCCACACCAACATAACCCTGCCTTGTCCTGATACTGTTATAGGCCTTGAAGCACTCAGACCAAACACCCTCATATCTATTTGAGATATAGGCACGTGCCTTGCCGAAGTCTTTCATAACCTCAGCAAGAACATTCTCATCTTTTTGAGCCTGGTCTGCAGGTGTGAGTTTCGGTGTGCTGTTTTTATTTTGTTTGCTCATTTATTTATCACTTTACTCTTTTTAGTTTTCTTCACAACGTTAAGCCCATGTACATCATTGTCCCCCCATGGGAATAACTGAAATGCGATAGCTTTAGCCATCACTGTGTCATCATGCTCACCCTCTTCTGCGTTCATGCGCCCCCGGTCATCCCGGACAAACGCAAATGCCTCATTGATAAACACTGTATCAAGGTCCTTATTTATCCTCTCACGAACAATCTTGATAAGGTCGTCAATCATAATCCTCTTAGTGCGGACATCTGTCTTCCAACCAAGGTTAGATGTTGGCTCCTCAAAGTCCTCATCATACCCCCTATCTCGTTTATAGAGATTGGTGTAAAAAGTGTCCCTTAGCTTCTGGATCGTTGTGAGACCATGGTTATTAACCTCGACACCCACTAAGGCATAATTGTAATAGGCTCCGAGTGCGCCAACGATTTCTCCGAACTTATCCGGATCGATGTGCCCCCGCCATCTTGCAACCGTTTGCATTGTGGAGATGTCAACCACCTCTGCCACAGAATAGTCGCCTCTTTTGAGACCCTCTGCGACGTCCCCGCCGATGACATACTCATGTCCAGGCTTTGGGTGGACCCATATTTTGAGCGGAGCTTTGTACGTAAAATCTTCTGGTTTTTCGTTTGGTTCGAAAGGAACTCTTTCCAGTGTGTATTGTTCATGTAGCTCTCCTGGGATTAGCTTGTAATATTCTGTCTCCTCAACCGGCTGAGCATCTTTCTCCATCTCCTGTAAGGATAATGTGTTAAAGACGTTCTTACCCGAGGCGATAAATGCCTCTTGCCAGGTGCTTGGATACTCCTGAGGTAGACGCTCTGGCGTTGATTCAAAGTTCTTAGCCTTGCGTCGATAGAAATGAATCTTCGCCGGGATGTGCGCAGGGTCAACATGAATCGTCTGGCCTGCAACGGTGTGCCCTTTCTTCATAAGATCAATAAGGAAATCCTCATACTCTGTCGTTTTTCCCAGCGGGACATCAAAGTCACGCTCATAGGTGTCTAGTATCCACCAAGGGAAAAAGAATGGTTCAAAGTTGTTGAGGCCCTTGACAGCAGCAACAAACTCTTTGTGAAAGTAATTACCTCTACCCTTTGCTGTGCTTTCTAAAAATATCATTGACGGCTTATCCATGACCTGTTCGTCTGGAACGGTTTCAAGCAAAGAAGCCACAAGCTCTTCACCGTTCTCCCACTCGCCAAGTTCGCTCCCGTGAAGTAGGTTGATGGTGTCAGAACGTCCTGCGGCCTTGTTCCCGGCTGTGGCAGTCTTGATAGAGCTACCCAGACCAACCTGCTTACCGGTGTCGTCAAATCGCTCAAACGACAAGTCTGTTCGGGTATTGTATCTAACCGAAGGCTTAAATAGCGGATTGGTGTTATCATAATACCTGCGGAACATCATGTACAGGTTCTTGGAAGAGCTCTCTTCGTGTCCAATAATCACTGAGTTGATGTTCTTGTTTGTTGATGTCCACCAATAAATAATAGCCTCTACGGCCGTGCTCAAGCCCATCTGACGGGCTTTTAGGATAATAGCCTTAACTGGCCGCTTCTCCTTGATACAAAGCAATACATAGTCGATAAGCACCCTCTGGGGTGTATTCGGCACAAATGGAATAATCCGAGAATGCTTATCTTTAATCTTCAGGTTGTTTTTACAATATCTATAGAAGTCTTTACGAATCTCAAGAATTTTATCCAGCTGTTCCTTATTAAGCTGCAGGTTCTCCATCGACTTCGTTTTCCTCTTTATATTTACGCAATAACAAGTTAATCAATTTTGACTTGTTCTTGAGGCCATCGTAGAACTCTTTGTTCTCTGGCCATAGATAAATCTGTCGTTTATTCTGGTTATACATATCATTCCTCACTCTTCATTGTTTTATTTACAACATTGACCTCATGCACCTCTAACGGTGAGAAATCAATTGCTAGCTTCTTCCCGTACGCTGGACGCACAGGAGCGGCGCCACGGCCACGAGACACACTCTCAAACTCCATCCAGGCACGCTTCTTATAAGCCTTGATAAGCCTGTTGCGGAAGCTCTTACTATTCCCCGCAAAGCGTTCATTAACCAGCCGCTTAAACTCACCAATACCAAGTTGTGTTGGTATATGATGAATAGGTCTGGTCAATTCTAATGCAGCTTCTAGTCGCTCTTCAAACATATCAGCCATCTAGCTCACCATAGCGATGCTCATCAACGGCCTGGATAAGGCGACCAATCTCGGTCTCAATATCCTCATCAGCTGTGACAACAACACCGACCTTTTTATCTCCATCGGTCACAACTAAGTGAACTCCGTAGCCGTATTGCTCTGTGTACCAATCATATTTACGAATCAGCGATGAGGCAACCTTTTGTACATCAGCCTCTTGTAAAAACTGTTCCATATCACCCTCTCTTTTATTATTCTAATTCTTGTAATGCCTGTTCCAGCCCCACATGAGCTGTGACCTGCTTTTGCACAAACATACCCTGGTCTGTGCCTAACAACTTGGCTGCTGCTATTCTATCACTTGCCTTTTCATATTTAGACAAAGCGATGTCCTCTAAGATAGACCTAATATGCTCAACATTCATTGTTCGCATAATTGCCTTAGCACTCTTAACCCATTGTAGGGCCAGGGAATTGCTCATAATATTCCGAGCATAACTTTCACTATACCCGGCCTTGATTGCTGCCTGGTAAGAGTTAGCATAGGTCTCTTCTTCATTGGGGTCCATGTAGTAGCGTAGCCAGTCAAGCTGTTGTTTTGAAGCCGTCCATTGGTTTGGCTGAACCGGAGTTCCATTCTCTCTGGTTTCCAAGACCTCGCGCTTACTAAACTTCTTGCCTTTTTTCTTGCCCATGCTATAACTATAGCATACTTTATTCATTCTGTCAATACTTTTGTGTTATTTTATACAACATTTTTTAGCAGTGGATGTTACCCCCCCCTATGATGTATGGATGTTTCAATAGTATGGGTAGTATATTTTTACTCCGGTGCTGTGTATGGACATTTGGTTAATATGGGTGATGTATTTTTAGGTCGGTCCTACTCTGTCCCCCCGTATCACACACTCACCACGTCAAGGCGTCGCCACCCATACCCCACCCATCGTCATTATTACAACATTGTAAAAATTACAACACAAAAATTACAACATCATAAAACACAACAACGCTACCATATTGTACATATTACAACAACATCAAGGCGCGCAACAACCACAACATCAGCCATCATAGTGATAGATTATAATGACATAATATTGCAAAAATGTCAAAATGATTGATAAAACACGATATAAAGCTTGTAAACTTCTGCTAAATATCACCCAATAGAATAATATTATAAAATGATGGTGTCATTGTGTCAAATATATGATAATAATAATTATATAGTAAAAGACTTGACACAACAGTATAATGATTGTATAATATTATTGCAACAACCAAAAAAAATGCGAAGAACACCTAGCACACCCCCGTTGACAAACACTATTTTTATTATAAAATATATATTGTGCTTATTGCATAAAAAAGTCATAAAAAAGTTATAAAAAGTATTGCAATTTATAAATAGACTTGCTATAATAAGAACATAGCAAAAATGCTAGAGAACTTACAATCAAATTATCAGCTTGTGACGAAAACACAAGTAAAACTAAACTAGATTGATTCAAATCTGATAAAATGGTTGCAAATTTAAAAGCACTATGCTATAATGAATACATAACGATAAGCAAGCCAGCGAAACTCTGGCAAGATAATTAACTAATAGGGCTTATAGTTATGACGAATGCTAGGCTAATAGATACCGCCGATTTTTGGCAGGTACAAGGCTTATAAATCCAGACACCAAAGCCAGCCACTAGTGAGACAGGCTATTGCTAGATATGCAAAAAGCCTAACGACGTGGGGGTTATGCAAGGTTAGGTGTGTACTTTAACAATTTAAAAGCTTATACATACTGACAAGCCCTGAAATTGGGCGGGGTGTATAACGATAATACGATTATAGCTTGGGGGCTTGACAAGATTAAGCCCCTTGTGCTACAATGGTAGCATAACAATAATAAGAAGAAGGGATAATATGAAACTATTCACAATCACGGCTACGCCGTATCATATACGAAATAAGCGCGAAAAAAATGAGTCACTAGTAGCTTGCTACCCTAGTAATGTAAGTGAAATACTTGCCAAGCATGGGATAGATGGATTCACAATGTACCAGGTTATGGGATATTGGAAGGGTAAGAGTGAGCCGAGTTTTAAGATTGAAATTGCTATTGACAGTGACTCAGAGAGGGTGTATACTGTAGCTAGAGAGTTACGATGGATGTACAATCAGGATGCTGTTATGCTAACCCTACCTGATAACACGGTAAAATTTATAGAGGATTAAGGGGGGGGTATAGTATAAAATTAAGCACGGCTGAATATATAGCACTGGTATTAACAATTAACGATAAGGAGTTATAAAATGACTAAGGCAGAACGGATAAAAGCGTATAATGAACTGTACCCAAGATTTAATATCACGGGTATCAAGAAGATGACAGAGAGTGAAATTGAATCACGTATTCAATGGGGTGGGCAGTCACTCAGGGATGTATACAAGCGTCCTAGCTATGCTAAGCTTGAAGCATATGATGACTTGCTTGAACAGTACCGCCCTAAGAGTGTACTAGCGATTCAAGGCAATAGCCAATCATTTTCAGTGCTATTGGTGGCGTGGAATGGCGATACGCTACATATCACTAAGGATAATAACTATCTGGTGGAGAGGGTATAAGATGAGTAAAGTATTTAAGGTAGAATTTAGCTATACAGTATATGGTGTAGCACAACACATTGAAGCTGATACGCAAGAAGAGGCTGAGAAGTGGCTATTCGATGAACTATCACTTAACGGCATCGGTGAGTTTACAGATGAGAATGCGCAATTTGAAGCTAAGGTGACTGACCGTGAATATAACACTCAGAATGCGAAGGAGATTGAATAATGGCAACAAATAACTTTACAAGCGTAAACCCCACGGGGATATATGCTATAGATTTATTGAACGATGACGGGGCGCAAGATGACCTTGACTTTATTCACGAAAATGTTATACGTGAACTACAAGGGATGGGACTTGACACCCGTGAACAAGATTGTTTAGGTAGTCAAGAGGGATGGCTGTTCGGTATGGTGTACGGGGTTGACAATGGCAACTATGAGTATGTAACTGTTGAACTACAGACACGCAATGGATACTATGAAGGCGCAAACCTTGATTATGTAGTGGGATACCTGGTGGATGGTGACGAGTATGACGATGAGTCACTAGAGGATGCTTATGTATTTAATAAGCGTAAACAGGATTATGTTGAAATATCTAAGACACGGGTGAAGAGGCTAAGAGCACAAGCACGGGCTATTGTCAAGAAGATTGATAAGGTATATAGCAATAACACGACAGTGTTACGCAAGGTTGGTCAGTTTAATAACGGAGAGGCGATATACGAGAGTGTATAGATATAAGCTAATGTTTAAAATACCACAGATTCAGACCTGGTTGACACAAGAGTTGACACGTGCTAGAATAACATTTAACCTAGATAAGAAAGGATAATTAAAATGGCAATATTTACAGGGTGGTACTACACGGGTGACCAGCCAACACAAGAATTCATTTTCGAGGCAGATAAGAGTTTGAAGGGTGATATAGAAGAACTTGAGACGGTTATGAGGAGAGAGATGCGTAAACGATTTGGCAGAAGCACAGCGGAGAACGCTACAATCGAGAACATCAGCATCGAATTGGATGAAGAGGCTATGCTAGAGAATATCATTGAGACGGTGAAGGGGCTAGACAGATATGAGGATTATGAAGCGGTAGTGGATAACGGCACTATATTCTTTTACGATGACGATGACGAGCTGGTGGAGGTGTTTAATGCTGGAGAGGCACTCAGAAACGCGGTAGAGCAGATTGAATCGAGTGGTAACGATGAGGCTGAAATTCGCTACGACGGCTTGAAATACTTTACCGTCAATGCTATTTATTAAATAACGGTTGAGGCACTAACGCCTGAACTATATAAGGAGAATAATATGCAAGTTACACGACAAAAAGATGGCAAAACTCAGTACCTGTATGCAGTAGAGGTGAATGAGCTTGACGGTGTCGCAGTTTACTACTACTGGTGTGGCGAGGACGGCATGAGTTTGGAAAAACTGACAAAAGCCCTGGAGCAAGACCATGCACACGTAGGGACGAATTACGAGGGATTAGCAGAATTAGCACAAAGTATTTATGATGGGGATGGGCTCTATAGAGTTTACGCAGAGGAAGTATAAACTATGAAAATATATATCGAGGACATCACCGAGGATTACGGGGCGCACGGCGTATCAGTGTACAGTTTAACACATGGAATGGACTTCTATTACGCGGAGGTCTGCGCAAATGGTATCAGACTGCTTGATAGCGATGGGTTTGGCACTGGCGAAGAGATGCGCAAGGACGACCCGATGTATCCAAAACTAAAAGAAGCAATATTAAAACACATTATAGGAGAAATGGAAAATGAAAATTAAGAAACCAAGCAAAAAACAATTCAAGGTAACACTATATGTAGTGGGTGCCATTGCACTTGTAACACTAGGTGTAGCGGGTACACTAAAATACCAATCATTTATCAATAATGTCAAGCGGGAGGGGGTAGCCGAATTTAAGCTGACATGCGAGAAGTTCAGCGACAAAGACAAGAAAACTACCTGGTTAGAGTGTGATGAATAGTAGCATAAGTGATGAATTATTAGAGAAAATAGAGGGGGATACTATGGGACAAGAGAACGAAGCAGCACTAGATGCAGCATACGAAGATGGGCTACAAGCCGGACGTGAAGAGATGGAGCTAGAGATGCTAGACCAAATCGATGAAGCACGTAAAGAAGGTTACGATGAAGGGTACGCTGAGGCACTTGAAAATGCTATTAAGGCAATGGAGGGACTACAGTAATGAGCAGTTTTGATGAAGACATCAAGGCGATGCGCAAACAGGTAACCGCTGAGGTTATTTACACAATCAATTCAGACCCCAAGCTATACAACCAGCTAAAGGATATCAAGGCGGGTAAGGAAATGAAAGCAGCGGTGTACGCTTATGCGGAGGAACACGGCGAATTCGGGCCTGTGTTTGAAGCCGAGCTGTATGTGCTAAATCGCAACGACTGGAAAGCTGTTGTGGAGGGTGTCTAGTGAAAATAAGGAAAACGCAGCCATCCCGCCTAGTGTTGGGCGGGGTGATAGCTACACTATATGTAGTGGTGGTTGTAATATTATGGCACTATGTCATCTACGGATAGGGTAAAAATAGAAAAAAGTGCTATAAAATTGCAAAAAACTATTGACAAATTAAGACAAGTGTGCTAGTATGGATAGTATGGGGCAAATGCTCGGATGAGCTGAAGCCCCGAACATCAAGTCTAATGTGGGTGTCCGTCTGACCCATTGCAAAATCTCAGACGAGGGAAAATCTTCTATATGACGAAACTTCCGCTCTGACGTGGGACTGTCAACGGAGACGCTGGTGCACTGAAAGGTGTTTTATGTCACAAATATAGAAGGAAAGCCACTTGAAATAATCGTAAGGACGGGATGCCTTGAATAAGGTCTGTAGCGTGTTGGCGACAGCTTGCGGTGCGTTTGGTGATTAGATGGTTGGAGGCTATAATTCCCTGGGCGGTTCACCAGCGGGATAAAGTCCCTTATACCCAAAAATAGTTAGAGAAAGGATTACATGAGGTTATATAAGCTTTTAAAGGATACACCAACAATCAAGGCTGGGACTATATTCCGGGAGGTTGTTAGTGACTACGATTGGGCAAGGGAGCTGGCACGAGTTACGCCAATTGGGGCTAAAACCAACCCGCAATGGACTATTCAGGATATAAATAATTTTGATGAGTGGTTCGAGGAAATCCAAAAAGAACCAACAGACAGTATTCACTGGAAGCCTAAAATTGGTGATAGGTATTGGACGTCAGGCAATACGGGTGTTTATTCTCAAGTCTGGGGAGACGACGAATTTGACAGAGACCGTTACGAATCAGGTAAGGTATACAAAACTAAAGAAGAATGTGAAAAAGCTCTTGACCGTGAACTAGCCAAGGTAAGACTACAGCGAACCTCAAACTTTAAGCCAGACTTTGAGAATGGCAAGGGTGGGTGGATTGTTTTTTACAGTTATATGTATAAAGAACTCCATTCTATGAGAGACAGTTATACTGACAGTGGTGAGCCTGTACGTTACAAAACCGAAGAAGACGCTAGAAGGTCTATTGAGGAAAATGAGCAAGATTGGAAGATTTATTTTGGAATAAAGGAGGAAGAATGAAAGAATTTAGTATTCCAGTAAAAATAACCTTAGACTGTTATTTATCAGTGAAAGCTAATAATCAAGACGAGGCTTACGAAGTCGCTGATGACACTATGTACTGGGCATACCAAAATGGCGCACCAGAGCAACACAAGGACTTGTCTATTCTAGACTGTGAGATAGCAGTGGATGGTGAAGATATAGATTTAGACGAGTGGAGAGACCCGTCAGATACAGATTCGTAAATATGTACTCTACGGGTGGCCTGAGCAAGTCGTTAAACTGCTCAACCAGGTACAAATCGTACCCAGTAGAAACCAATTTCCCCAAGTGGGAAAAATGGTTTAGAACATTAAAATCAACCGTAGAACTGGCAACATCAACCTGAGGAATAAAGCTGGGTTCCCAAATGGGAGTAAACCGAAAGGTGAGAAATCCTTTGCTCCGTGGTGGTGTTGTCAACTGGCTATATAAGTGGCGGAATAGGTAGACGCTATATCGACAATAAGTCCTGGTGAACGTGGCTAGGCGGTCGAAATGTTCGGTGACGGGAGTTCCAAATCCGACTTAAAGCAAAGCGACGTGGCATGT